CATTGAGAATGCTAGACTACTCTGGCTTCGACGTTACGAGAACCAAATATGGGAGCCACCTAAATGCGTTTCAGATCAGGCTTAGAGAAGAGGACAGCAGCCTACCTCAAGAAACTAAAGATTAAATTTGAATACGAAAAGATGCGTATCAAATGGCAAGACCTAAGATTTAAAACATATACCCCTGACTTTGTGCTTGACAATGGTATAATAATTGAAACCAAAGGGCGGTTCATTCACTCAGATAGAACCAAGCATTTAATGGTCAAGGCACAACACCCCGAACATGATATTCGTTTTGTATTCAGCAACCCTGCAGCTAAATTGTATAAGGGTTCTAAGACTACATATGGTGATTGGTGTGAGAAGAATGGATTCAAGTATGCTAAAGAAATTATTCCTGTCGAATGGACTAAAGAAAAGAAAAGAAGGTGATTGACAATGTTTGATTTTGATAGTAAAATTCGTGCTCTTGTCCAAAATTATGGGTTAGAACTTCTCCTTGAACAGAACGAAATATCAGAAGAGTTTGTGGTATCATGGCTTGTGGAAGAGAAAAGAATTGATGTCGAAGATTACTTTAATCTAGATGCAGAATTAGAAGAGTGGAAGAGGATAGAGGAATGAGTAAAGTAAAAACATTAGATGAGTACCAAAGGGCAGCTGCAACCACAGCTATCTACCCTGAGAATAGAGCATTAGAATATTTAAGTTTAGGTTTGTCAGCTGAGGTTGGTGAGCTTACAGGTAAGTTAGCTAAGTGGTATCGTAAAGATGAGATGGCATACCCACATGGTGACGTATTAGATGAGCTAGGTGATGTACTGTGGTTTGTCAGTGAGTTTGCTAGGCAACATAACACCAGCTTATCTAAGTTAGCAAATAGGAATATTAGTAAGTTGTCAGATAGATATGAACGTGGTGTTCTTAAAGGATCAGGAGATAAGAGATGAAAGCATTCGGACGTTGGTGGTATAGGTTTATTAACTACATGATTACATGGCAGCTACATAGAGATGCAGTTAAGCATTTAAATAAGTTGACAGATAGGGAGTTAAAAGATATAGGTCTTACTCGTGGAGAAATTGATCGTATGATCTGGTTCAAAGAAGACAAGAAAGATAGAGGGACAAAAGAATGAACAACTACTTACCAACAGATTACCAAGCATTTATACATAAGTCACGTTATGCTAAATACTACGAAGGTAAAGGCCGTGAGTCTTGGGGCGACACAGTAGATAGGTACATGGATAATATTGTAGGTAACTTAGCTGACACAGTTACCAAGAAAGAAATCAAAGAAGCTATACTAAACTTAGCTGTTATGCCTAGCATGAGATCATTGATGACAGCAGGTAAGGCTGCAGAACGTGACAATACATGTATGTATAACTGTTCATACTTAGCTGTCGATGATGTTAAGGCATTCGATGAGGCTATGTTTATTCTATTGTGTGGTACAGGTGTTGGGTTCTCAGTTGAACGTCAGTCAGTACAGAAGCTACCTGAAGTACCAACCTTATTTGTCAGTGAGACTAACATAGTTGTCAAAGACAGTAAGGAAGGTTGGGCTAAGGCTCTACGTCAGATGATCGCATTACTTTACAGTGGTGAAATACCAACATGGGATGTATCTAAAGTTAGACCTGCAGGTGCACCTCTTAAAACGTTTGGTGGTAGAGCATCAGGACCTGCTCCATTGGTTGACCTGTTCACCTTTGTCATCAAGACATTTAAAGATGCACAAGGACGTAGGCTATCCTCTCTTGAGTGCCATGACATTATGTGTAAGATAGGCGAAGTAGTGGTGGTAGGCGGTGTACGTCGTAGTGCTATGATTTCATTGAGTAATTTATCAGATGACCGTATGCGTCATGCTAAGTCAGGTTCATGGTGGGACAACGATCCACAACGAGCATTAGCTAACAACTCTGTGTCATACACTGAGAAGCCTGACAGCTTATCGTTCATGAGAGAATGGATGGCCTTAGTTGAATCAGGTTCAGGTGAACGAGGTATCTTCAACAGGCAAGCATCTAAGGTACAAGCTGCTAAGAATGGTAGGCGTGATGCTGACCATGACTTCGGGACTAACCCATGCAGTGAAATAATTTTAAGACCGTCACAATTCTGTAACTTAACAGAGGTGGTTGTAAGAGCAACAGACACACTAGACACCTTAAGTGAGAAGGTAAGGCTTGCAACTATCTTAGGTACTATTCAATCTAACTACACTAAGTTCCCATACTTACGTAAGGTCTGGAAGAATAACACCGAAGAAGAAAGACTACTTGGTGTGTCGTTAACAGGTGTCATGGATAATCCATTGATGACACTCAAAAACAAAGGATTGGAGAAGACTCTTGACCATCTTAAACAAATCGCCGTTACTACTAATGCTACTTGGGCTGAACGCCTTAATATCCCTGTCAGTACTGCTATCAGCTGTAATAAACCAAGCGGTACTGTCAGCCAATTGGTTGACTCTAGCAGTGGCATTCATGCTCGTCACTCAGCCTATTATATTAGGACTGTTCGTGGAGACAACAAAGACCCGTTGACACAATTCATGATTGACCAAGGTATTCCTAATGAGCCAGATGTAATGAAGCCAGATGCTACAACAGTATTTAGTTTCCCTATGAAAGCTCCTAGGGATGCTGTGGTTACAGCTGACATGACAGCCATTGAACAACTTGAGATGTGGCTAACTTATCAACGATCATGGTGTGAACACAAACCATCTGTTACAATTAATGTTAAGAGTGATGAGTGGTTTGAAGTAGGAGCATTCGTATACAAACACTTCGATGAGATGAGTGGTGTGTCATTCCTACCGTTCAACGAACATACATACCAACAAGCACCATACCAAGATGTTGACAAAAAGAAATACTTAGAGACACTAGGTCAGATGCCTAACAAGATTGATTGGTCATTACTGTCAGATTACGAGAACGAAGACAATACAGCTGGAAGTCAGACAATGGCATGTAGTGGTGACGTTTGTGAGCTGGTAGACTTAACTTAGTGTTGACATCAGTAGGTATATATGTTGTAGTAATATTAGCCCTTGGTTTATTCCAAGGGTTAGTATAAAGTATTAGAGTAAAGGGAATACAAATGGCAGTTAAAAGACAATTCAGTAGGGCATTGTATGAGGCATATGATGGTAAGGCTAAAGACAGATTAGTTGAGTACCTCACCAGTGTAGGTCATACTATTGTCAGTACTGAAGAGAACTTCAATGTGGATGTTGTATCTCAGAAAGGTGACTACACCTACTTCAATGAGGCTGAGGTTAAGACAGGATGGAAGGGTGATTGGAATACTAACTGGGCAGAGATAAGATTACCTGAACGTAAGGGTAGGCTTGTCAAACTATACAAAGAAAAGAATGGTGTGCTTAACTTCTATATCTTCAGGGCTGACATGCAGCAAGCATGGAGAATTAAAGACACCTTACTAACAGAAGAAAGCCTGAAGGAAGCTAAGGGTAGATACATTACCAAAGGTGAGAAGTTCTTCCATATTCCATACACAGATGCTGAATTAATTAACTTAGAGAAAGAAGATGTATAATGGCTAAATGGAATTTAGATGCTGTACGTGATGAGGTAGAAGATGATGTTGTCAACCAACCACCACACTACGGTAACGGTAGGATAGAATGCATAGAGTATATGAGGGACAACATGGATCACATGATGTTCATGGGTTACTTAGAAGGTAATGCTAAGAAGTACATGCATAGGTACAGGTACAAAGGTAAACCTGTAGAAGACCTAAGGAAAGCCAAATGGTACTTAGAATATCTTATACGAGAGATGTCACAAGAGTAATAAAAAGCCCCTCAGGATTTCTCCTTGGGGCTTTACTTATTAGTAACCAGATTTCTTTTTGGTTTTCTTCTTGGATTTCTTTTTGGTTTTCTTTTTATGTGATGCACCCTTCATTAGCTTTCCGTCTGGCATGTAGTGGTAACCTTTGGGTGCTTTCTTCTTTGGCATATTCTTTCCTCTCATTGTTTAGCCGCCCACATATTGTCAATCATATTAGGGTATTTTCTACCAGCTCTAGATGCTCTAGCTCTAGCCTTTTTCTTTTGTCCATCTGTCAACGGTTTAGATTTACCTAAAGACTTAGGACGTTTCTTTTTCCATACGGGTTGTTTATTAGCCATTACCACTTCACCTTGTTAGCCCAGTAAGCTGCACTCATCTTACCTTTTTTAATGTTCTTAGCATGACGTGCCTTGAATGCTTTGTTTCTAGCTGATCCTTTCGGACTACCTTTGACACCCTTCTGTCCAAACCTAATAATCTTTTCTTTACCACCAGCACAAGCTTTGACAACATGTGACTTAGTTTTGTGACTTGGTGTAGTCCTAGGGGAGTTACACTTCATCTTAGCTTTGTTAAGTTTCTTAGGCACGTTCTTACCTCTCGTCAGTTAAGTGGGTTGTCTACTAGGGAATCATAGGCTTTCCATATATCATCTATTTCTGTTTGGTATTTGTCAAGCTTATCACCCAAACTATCAGTGATCCCAGTCGATCTCTCAACTTGACTACGTAAGTCAAGCAAGTCTTTCTGTTGTTCCAAGATTGTTTGCATCTGCGTACTAATCGTTGACAACCTTGTGTTAAGTCCTCTAACATCATTATCTTGTACCACCTGATCGTGACTGGGAAAC